GCTGACGACCACGCCGTCATACGTATCGATGCCATCGTGTTTTGCGTTCACTGGACAAACCTCGACCAGGCCGCCGCTGTGCTCGCGAATCTGTTCGGCAGTGATCAGTACCTTTGGTTCAAACAACGCATCACCTACCGGATGCATCTGATTGGGCGCGTTGTGTAGCTCGACAGTGTCATCATCGACCAGCGTGATCTTGGGGATGCCGAGCTTGCCCGCCGCAAACGCGGCGAACGATCCGATGCCACCGACGCCGATGAACGTCACGTGATCATGCTGATGCTCACTCGGGTTGTAGAATCCGTGCTGCCGATGGTAGAGTGCATCGGGCCGGATCTCGGGGATGTCGATGATGGCATCGGTCATATCTGACCTCGCTCCATGATCGCATCCACGTGAGGATCTACTTCGTCGTCTTTGCCTTTCTGCTCGCTTTCTTCACGTTCACGTTTCTCGGCGTGCTCGATCATCGCGTCGCAGTACGCGTCCAGTTCCTCGTCGGACATTTTCTCGAAGTCGGGTTGACGCTCCGCATCAGTGAAGATACGTCCACCATCCAGGCACTCGATCACCCCAGGGTGATCGTATGCCGTGGTGGTGTAGTACCCATCATGCGGAGTGCCATCCGATTTGAGTGGGACTTTCGCGCTGCCCTTGTAACTGCCGCCCTCTTTTGGGTCCCAGTAGTGGATGTATCCTTCGTCATCCACGTACGACTCCCAGCCCTTGGATTTCGCCTGGTTGTGCAGACGCCAGTCGGCGGCGGTACAACCCGACTTACCCACCACGCCACTGCTCTTGCTTGACGTGGTGGTAGTCGTAGTCACGGGTTTCTTGGTCAGCATCGCTTCCAACTCTTCGATGCGTTTCTCGGTTTCGTCCGCCGGGAAGTCGCCGACCTGAACCTCAAGCGGCAACATGAGGTGTTGGCAGAATTCATTGACCCCATCACCCAGAGCGAAGTAATCGATCTGAGCGTGAGTCTCGCCCTTCTTGTTCAGCACCACATCGGCGAGCCAGGGAATCGGCCCGTGGTTGCGTACCTTCCGCACCATGTCCTCATCGATCGATGAGAAGAAAGCGCTGAAGTTGCAGTGCGAATGCCAGATGAACCGCAGTTCATCGATGCGTCCCTCCTGCAATGCTTTGTTCACGGCCCACGGAAAGCCGGTATCCATGAACTCGACCGACGAACCACTGACCACCTGTGGTACCAGGAATACCTCATGGACCTTGACGATCGGCCCGTCGAGCGTGGCGTATCCCATGCACGCTACCTCGGTCGGGCACAGGTCCGTGTATTCCTGTAGCATTCGCCACGTATCCGGCTCGAAATGAACGTGGCCGTATGACTCTTGGCTACTCATTCGTTACATCCTCCTGTTGCTCTTGCTCCTGTTGTGCGGCCTCTGCTGCCGCTTCGCGTGCTGCCTGTTCTTCCTGCATGAGGATCGCGAGCGGATGCTCGTCCTCGTCCGCCGACCAGGGTGACCAGCCTTTCGACTGCCGTTCCTCATCATCCATCTGTTCCCAGATGCGGATGTTATTGCGACCCCACGGATCATTCAACGTCACCGTGCCGAGGATGGTGAACATCATGTTAGTCATGTTCGCCAGTTTCCTGTCGCGCAGCAACGTCGTGATTGCCGTGGTGTACTCGGCTGAGCACAGTCGAGATTCCCTCACGTGAGGGTGATCCCAGTTCAACCCTTCGCGACTGCCGCGTCGGGTCAGGTTCTTGATCCGTAGCTGATTGGTCCCGAAGTTCATCGTGACCTCGAACTCACCGAGCGGGAGTTTGCGTCCGCTCTCCGGGTTGGTCAACCACAGATGTTTCGTGAACACCTTCAGGTACGGATTCGGAACCTCTCGACCACCTTCACGTTCACCCCACACGTTCTCTGCCGTCGCCCGGTTCTCACCGGCGAGGAAGTGATCGACGTTTACGTTACGGGTGATGCCCTCCCACTCCTCGTTGACCATCGCGTCGGTCAACTCGTCGCCGTCCAACTGGTCGAGCAGGTATTCCAACTGCCGGTCGTACGAGTTGCGGTTGCCTTCCGCGATGACGATCGCCTCTTGTGCTTTGGCTACCTCGATCGCGTAGTTGTCCCGCGCTTTGCGACACTCGGTGATCGTCGCGTCACCGCGATCTTCCATCATGCGGATGAACGCCTGACGTGATGCCTCGGCCTGCCGCTCGGCGGCTTCGCGCATCAGGTTCGGGTCACCGAGCAGAACCGCCGGATCGCAGAACAATTCTTTCCACTTCGCGATACCCCAGTAGTTGAGATTCTGTACCCCGAATCCCGCGAAGATCAGTCGCCCGTTGTCGAACAACTCACCCATGCGAGCCGTGTTCCCGTTGATGTCATCCAACTCGATCGGTTGCCACGACACCTCTGGATGCGCGGACAAGAACTCGTCCATCGCCTCATCGGTGAAGCGAAGTAGCTCAAGTTCGCATGATTCGGTTTCTTCACCGCGTGCGTTGCGTGCCTCCAACACCTCGTCGGGAGCAAAGGTGGCGTACGTCCACTCGGCTTCGTGACCGGGGATGTACAACTCCGGGTACGCGTTGATGTACCACGTGATGCCGCTCTCGGCGAACGTGTGATCCGCGATCGGTACCGAGTAGTAGCGCTCACTACGTACGTAGCCGCGCCAGTGATTGTGGTTCTCGATCGAGAACCTGTCGCCGGTACCGGCGATCACACGAACCGGCGCCGCACGGGCGGTTTCCAACTCCGTCGCGGCCTGTTCGATGGCACGGACGTTTACCGCTGAGAAATTACGGCTTAGCCGTTCGTCAAAATACGGCATTCCTGTCTCCTTTCACCTGAAGGGGCGCCGCCCGGATTGGCGGCGCCCCGCGTACTGCTGCGCAGCAGGTACTACTTATCTACGCAGCAGGTTACTAGCCCAGCGCCGCGTTCTTCGGGGTCGCGGCGACCTGGGCGTCGGCCTCCACCGGCACGTCCTCGGGGTTGTCGATCTGCTCACCGTTCACGGTGACGTCGAGCTCCTCCGGGTTCGAGAACCCGGCGCGGTGAAGCGCGTCGCAGTACGACTCGCCCTCGCTGACCTCGACCTGAGCCGAGAAACCGAGTCCAGCGATGCTGATGGTGGTGCTCATGTGATGTAACCTCCTGTGTTGTTTTTCGTTTGACTGAGGAAAGTTTTGGACGTCTCCCTCGTCAGCCACACGCTCGGCACAACCCACAGGAAAGGAACCGACGAATGAACGTGTGGCTGACGAGGGGCTGACCCGGCCAGATGCCCACCTGGCGACCATCACACTCTTGCCATCGTGTGTGATTCCCAACCTGGCCTCCCTGGCAAACCGGGAGCCAACGAATCAGCCAGAACAGACTACCAGCTAATTTTGATTTGTCAAGTTTGGCTTGCCAGAGCGGTTTGACAGCCATTGTTGATTGGTCTGGTCGGCATTGTTTCATGGCGCGCAAACGCGTTCACTGGACAAATCACCAGGGCGAGCCTGCGGCCACGAATGCGGGGATGAACTCATTGCACCAACGTAGTACCCGCTCACGTAAGCGCAATGGTCTACAGTATGCAAGATCGCACTTGCGTATCCCGTTGCCGTAATCGACCAGGCAGGCGCCGGGGTACCAGGGCGTCGGCGCCATCCCGATGAACTTGGCCGGTCGATCATGCGGACAGTATTCCAGTCCAGCGTCCGTGATGATGACTCGCGTACTATGAACCATGATCGGTTGTCCTGGTTGATAGCTCATTGCATCACCACATTTCCTTCCCTGGTTGCGTATTCGTTGTCATGTTTGATGTACTCGCCGGTGAAGCGATTGACCCGAGCACCACAGTCCGGGCACATCCACTCACTCACGCCGTCCCAATGGCCAGGGTGGTTGTATCCGTATTCGACTCCGATCACACGTGAGAAATGATGAGAGCCACCGAACAGATGGCGGTCGCGCAATGGGATCGGGTTGCCCTGTAGGTTCGTGTTACAGAACAGGCACTCATGGTCTTTGGTTTCCAGACCGAAGTGATCGCTCATGCTCCACCTCTGATCGGTCGGTACTTGCGCCGCAACGGGATCAGGTTGCCGTCCGCGACCGGCGAGGGTTCGATGGCATGGCGGAACTTCGATCCGGCCTTGAGTTCCGCAGGCGCGGCCGAGAAGTACACACCGAACTTGCGCGTACTTGGTTTGTCCGTGCCCTTGCCACGTGCCTTGAGATTGAAGCGCTGGCTTCGTCGGCGTCGGCGATCTTCCAGCTTGAGCAGCTTACGAGCGCCGAGCATCTTCGTTCATTTCTTCGTACGTTTCGATGGTGTCTGCGTTCAGGTCACACACCATCTCCGCCATCATCTCGATCATCTGATTTTCCTTCTGCGTGTTCACGCCATAGCTCCTTTTCCTGTTCCTCGGCTCGCGCCTCGATTTCCGCTTTTCCTCGCAGGTAACCGTTCGCGATCATCCGTTCGCGAACATCCTCCATCGCTTGTTCTATGGGATGCTTGTCGTCAATCAGTGATCACCACCCCCAGATTGCGAGCGTGCGCTTTGGCTGCCCGCAGTGCTTCGTGTCGTATGAACAGTGCGTCCTGATGCGACGTGCGGATCAGCGTGTCCTCCTTCACGACACCTTGCCAGATTTCCACAGCCTCTTCGCGAGCCATGACGATCGCGAGAGCTTCGCGTTGTTCCGGTGACATCACAGGTACCACGTCCCCTCGGTAGTCGGTAGCATTTCTATCTCGCCCCACGTGGACTCCAATTCCTGCGAGATCTGTTGTGCCGGAGTCCATGCGCCTTCTTTGCGTTCGCCGCGCATCCGTCCCTCTGCATCCAGTTCCGCGTACGTTCCGTATAGATGGTCTTCGATGTATGATTCACACGTCACGCCATCATTGTACATCGCGTCCAGGTAATCGAACGCGTCCACTTCGCCGAGGAATTCGTAGCTCATGCCGATCGCCTCCGTTTCGAGTACACGATCTGCAACGATTTCGCGAATTCGCGCAGCCTTTCGTACTTGTCCAGTTCGAGGAACAGACCAGCCTCGACCGTCCCTTGCGCGAACGGATCACGGCCGTTTTCGGCGTCGGCCTTGCACGCGGCCATGAGTTGCTTCAACGTGGCAGGCTTGCCGCCGAGTTCTGCCATGCCCGCGAGTCGTGACTGGACGCCGGGATTGTTCTCCTCTTTCGCGTCGTCGTGCGTCTTGTATGCTGGCTCGGCCATCACGCCACCTTGAGCTTCCTGATCGCGCGACGTTCGCGACGATTCTTGTGTTTCGGCTTCGCGTGATGCGTCTGGAGCCAGGCTGGCTTTTGCTTTCGCATTATCAATGCACTCCGATCTGGATTACGTGCAGGACGTACAGGTACGTGACCACTCCGACGACTATGAGTATCGTCGCCAGGAGTTCACGATCATTTGGCCTGCGCGGCATCATTCTCGCGACCTTTCGCGATCTGACTGACCGCCAACGCAGCGTCGATCATGTCGATACACGGCGTGACGACCTTGGTCTGCTCGTCTACTACGCGAATGCTCATGTTATTCCCTTTCATGTGGTATCGGCCAGTCGGCCGGGATTCGCAGCAGCAGCTTACCATCTCACCGGCCACCTTGCAACTTTGGCTTTCCAGAGCCGAAAATCGACAGGATTTGACACCGCTTCCGATCTGTGGTAGAAGTAGCTATCGCAATCCAACCCGCACGAAAGGCACGAACATGAAACCAGGATATCCGATCAGCATCTCAGAGATCTGTGACGATGGCTTCGTCTGTACTGTTCCCGACGCGACGATCCTCGCTGATCACGGCAACGCAGATACGGTCGAACGTCGCATCGCAAAATGGGCGAATGAGGCAGCGCCGGATCAGGGCGCTTACATCGCCGAATGGCTGAACGATTACGGCATCGTCAATCGATACGTGTTTCGTATCGAGCATGAGATCACCACGACCGTCAAGGTGCTGACGTTCTGATGTTTCGCGTCGTACGTCACGTCAACGGACCACGTGTGTACGTGCTTGGTAAGCGCGTGCATCATGGTTCGTTTGGCGTGGCGTGCGGCGCAGCGTTTGTTTCACTGGACAAATTGCCCAGGCGCGTACGCATGATCGGTGCTTGCGTATGTGCGTGTGCAGTGTGGCATGATCGAGCAGACTTTCCCTGGACCGACGAAAGGAATCACTGATGCCCAGGTATCGCATCGAATCACCTGTGGAGGCCGGACGCATATGGGTGATCCACGCGGACGATCTGCGTCATGCGCGTGAACGCGTCGTGTTACAGGAAGGACGTGAGCGCGGTGAGCGCATGATCATCACGCAGGAAACGCGCGGCGATCAGATGGTCGCCACCGTGCCCGACCTTGAGCAGTTCCTACAACAGCGTGAGATCAGGTGGAACGAGTATCGCCGCGCATGGACGCAGCTACCGCTGGCAGACGTGACCGCTGACGCTCCTGTGCGCGCCGCTGACGCGCTCGCAGACCCCGCTGACGTGTAGACCACCGGCACTGTAGGTCCCGGCCCGGAGAACGGCTCTCAGCGCGTCGGGTCAGGGCAAAGAAAAACCCCCGCCGAAGCGGGGGCTCTGTGCTGCTGCGATGCGGTGAGGTTCAGCGGTCGCGCGCTCCCACACCGAATCCGTAACGCGTGGTCCCGTTCGCGTCCTGTACCTGGACGTGAAAGCTGCCGTCCTCGAACAGCCGCGTGACCCGCACGCACGGTCGCCACTGGTCATCGACGGGTCCGCCCCTCCAGTCCTGCTTAGGAAAGCAGACCCGCGACGGGGCGGACGGCGCTTCGCTCTGCGTGTGGGTCGCCATGCTGGCGCCTGCCCAGATCATGCAGGCGAGCAGCGCGAACGCGGCAGCCAGGACGACCAGGGAGGCGGGATGATGCTTGGGGTTCATGGGTTCCTTTCGCGTGGCGCAAAGAAAAGCGCCCCTCACCCGGCGCCACATGCGGGTGAGGGGCGCTGTGCCGCGTGCTACGCGCTCGGCTTCAGCTTCGCCGCCGTGTCGATCAGCTTGCGCATGTCGTCGGCGTGGTCGAGGATGAACGCGAGCGTGTCGGGCGAGAACCGCCGCGCTTTCGCGGGACCGACCCCGGCATGCTGCCCGCCGGTCGCGATCTTCGGCGCGTTGCTCTCTCCGTCCCGGCGAGCAACGCAGATGTACGGGTTGCCCGTGGTCGTGTCGAGCCCGATGACCTCGCTTGGGCTGGTCGCGGCCCACGCGGGGATCTTGACGTTCTTGGGCGTGGACGATTTCTCGCTCTTGCCCGACGCCGCCTGCAACTCCGCAAGCTGCGCTTCCAACTGTGCCTTGGTAGCCATGTTCGGCTCCTTTCATTCGGGTTATGTGCCGCCGGTTCAGCGGCGATGGGTGCAAGCTAGGGCATGGATCACGGTCTGTCAAGTATGGATTCTCCTACCGAGATACAGAGGCACGGATACACCGCATGATCAAGCGATGTCGTGCTGTGTCTCGGGTCACGTGCTGTTGTGCTACGTGTGCATGTGATGTATGGACACGCAGCACATGCGTGCATGATCGCGAGTGCATATACACAGCAACACATGGATACATCATGCCCTCGCGCATCCATGTGACCCTGTGCCCATGTGAGACCGGGACACCGGGGTACGGCACCCTGTCGCTCTGTGTTGCGCGTTTAGAGTTACTTCAACCTCACATCCGAGAAACTTTTTCCAGGTGTGACTTTTGGCTCTATAAGCGAGATTCAGCGGTACCACGTAGCACAGCAACACTTCTCTGTGACCCCGGGGGCGGCCGACTACGGGTTAATTGCCCATCTTTTCGACGGCGTAGCCGTCGAACTGTTTCCTTGTCTTTTTGTGATGCTGGCTGTGCCCTATAGCCTACCTCTACTGTTACGGGCGAAGCCCGTAACAGAAGATAGGTTCATGGGATGGGGGGTACGGTATAGGGTTCTTGACAAGGCGGTATCGCCGTGCTACAATGCCTCGACCGAAATCGGCGAGGCCACTAAGCCATAGCCATATCTGACAAAGGAGATCAATGGCAAAGCTACATGTCATCCACTGTGAGGACTGCGGTAGCCCGCGACTCACGAAGTACGCCAACACGAAATATTGCGAAGTCTGTCGGCTCGCCCGGAATCTCAACTTCATGAAGGGGCAGAAGTTCACCTGCGGTGTGTCGGGTAACAAGTACGCGCCGATCAAGCGTAACCAGTCGGTGTCGCTGACGTGTGACCCGTACTCAACGCCGGGAGGAGTGACGGGCGAGTGCGGGGTTTGTAACACGAAAAACGCGCGTCTATATGGAGAGCACGTTAGGGTATGTGTCGAATGTCTGGACAGCATCGAGAAACGCGGTCTCATCTACGCAGCGTTGCTGAGCAAACAGAGACAGATCATCGACGGTGAGTATGTCATTCCCGAGCCGGAGATCCCTGGCGATGCCTGAACCGGTAAACATCATCGTGATCTGGATCATGTTCGGTGCATGGTGCGTGGCGATGCCGGTAACTGGTATAATGGCGTTGTTCGCGAACAACCACAGGAGGTGATCCAGAATGGCTGTCCCAATCGTACTTTCGCCTGATACGGCCGCTGCGACCAAGGCCAACTATGCCTCGCCGCAGTCCCAGGCACAGAACGAAGCACGGGCGGCTCTTGCCAAAGCGCGGATCGAAGCTGCGCTGCCGAATGGTATCGAAGTCACGGTGCCGACCTCGGCGATCAAGACCGCTACCTGATCCCCGAGAGGGGGTGATGCCTATCCAACCACTCCGGCCTAGGAGTCCTGAAGAAGGCATTTTACTTAGCCCGACCCTACTCTCAGTGTAGGGTCGGGCTACTTCGTGGTGTAGCTCAGTCTGGCCAGAGCGCCCGCTTTGGGAGCGGGAGGCCACAGGTTCAAATCCTGTCACCGCGACTGATGGGTCGTAGCTTAGATGGCAAAGCGCCCGACTGTTAATCGGGTATACGCAGGTTCGATCCCTGCCGACCAGTGGGAAGTAGTGTCAATGTCAACACGGCAGTCTCCAAAACTGCAACTCTGGGTTCGAGTCCCAGCTTCCCTGTTTGCTATACTGTGACGCGATGGCGTCACGAACCTGTAGCGAGTGTGGGACTTCATTGGCGGGCAAAGGTCCGCACGCGAAAACCTGTTCGCCCAACTGCCGATCGAAACGTTCCCGGCGCTTGAAACGGCAGCAGAAAGAACGTGGCGAAGAACGCGCCCTGCCGGAGGCTCAGAAAGAGTTGTCCGAGCGGATTCGTGGAGAACAGGATGATGTTCTCCACAAAGTGATCGAGGAGGAGGTACGGCCCGTTGTCCGAGAAAGCATCACCGAAGACACGCTCAAAGCTATCGGCAACCTGGTCGGTCTCACCCCCAGGGCAGTCGCCGCGATTGAAGATGACCTGGCATCTGACGACGCCACGATCAGGCAGCGCGCGTACACGCTGATAATGAAGTACACGGTCGGGCATCAGGCCATCGTCCGACCGCCCGACGAGGATCGCAGTCAGCCGATCGTGGTCAACTTCGATCTTCCGCGTCCTGCGTACGTCGAGGGCGACGTGGACAACTCCGAGCCTGAGCACGTCGATGAGGCTATCGTGGTCAAGACGTGTGACGTGTGCGGACGTGAGGCACCGTCCGACGAGTTCGCCGCCAACTCGACCAGGTGCCTGGACTGCTACGCGAAACAGCGCGCCCGAGCCGAGGCGTTCCTGAAAGACCATGACGGTAGTTAACTTCGACTATCGGCCGATCCCGATCCATGCGCCCTTCCACGAATCGATCGCTCCCGAGAGATTCTTGTTCGGCGCCTTCGGCAGCGGCAAGAGTTGGGCGCTCTGCGCAGAGGCCATCGCGTGGTGTCTCGAATTCCCCGGCATCCGAGGGATGGTCGCACGTAAGACCGCACCCGAGCTTCGCGATTCCACCGAGCAGGTCTTTTTCGAGATACTTCCAAACGAGCTATACAAGGCTGGGGAGATCCGTCGAACCGGCGGACACGTAGAGTCGTTCACCTTCCCCAACGGCTCCAAGGTACTGTTCAGGTCGGTGGACGATTGGCAGAAACACAAGTCACTGAACATCGGGTTCTTGGCGATAGACGAGGCGGATGAGTTCGATGAAGAGAGTTACCAAGGTCTGCTGTCGCGCGTTCGACAGCGCGAGCCGACCCCGGAGGCTGCTGCACTCGGTCATGGAGATATCGGGCGACGAGGCGTTTGGTGTGCTTCTAACCCTGCGGGACATAATTGGCTATGGCGTCGAGCAGTCAACCCGGATACGAAAAAGGATGGGGTAGACTTCTTCCGCTCCACCAGCTTCGACAACCCTTACCTACCCGAGGAGTATTTTGACTACCTTCTGCAATATCCAGAGCAGTGGATACGTCGATACGTGCTCTGCACGTTCGATGACTTTGCCGGACAGATCTACGAGGAATGGAACTGGGACGAACACGTTCTGCGCGACGAGCTTAAACTTACGTCGAACGCACAGACTTACTGGATGGCGGTTGATCCTGGCACCCGTAATCCGACCGCAGGGCTTTGGGTCGTTGTGGACTACGACGGGACGATATCAGGCCATAAGCGCTCACTTGTCGGTGTGGCCGAGTACCGAGAGTCCGGTCAGGCGGCACAGCAGCACGCCAAGGCTTGGCGACTGATCGAGGCACACAAGCGGATGAAACCGCGCTGGCGGGTCGCCGATCCCGTCGCCATGTGGACGCGTGACCGGGGCTCCAACATGGGCCTCAACGAACAGTACCGCCGCCTCGGGTTCAACTTCACCAAGGGACCGAAGGATCACAAAGACCGTATCCCGATGCTTGGTCAGTTGATCGCCGGTCGTCGCTTCCTGCTGACGCAGGAGTGTCCACAGACCTACGAAGCGATCAAGAACTACCAGTGGGAGGATCTGTCAACCGCGATGAAGCAGCGTGGTGTCGATGCCCCTGAGCGCCCGCTGAAGAAGGACGACGACCTGGTGGACTGTGCTCAGTACCTCTCGTCGCGATTCGTCAGTACGCGGAATCCTGAGCCGCTGAAGCCGCCGGAAACGCTCGGTGAAGAAGTCACGCGACAGATCAAGAAGGAACTCGCAGCCAAGCGTGAAGCTGCGATATACTAGGGCACATGAGTCAATTCCATATAAGCGACGAGAATCCGAACGAGACCACCGGCGGCGCGGGATGCCTCTGTCACCCGAGAGGGAGTGACGAAACTCGCGGCCCGTATGTGATCTTCACGCCGACCACCACCGACGACAATCTTTCACCTCACGCAGTGCTTTGTGAGCATTGCGTCGGGGAATGCGGCATCGCACTGACCCCTGACGAGCCTCCGGTCATCGACATCCCCGACGAGGATGTGATCGAGGAGACCGAGGCGTCGATCATCCAGATCTAGATGGCAGCCTTCGGTCGCGGAAATCCCAACCTTGAGTACGAGCAGATCAAGCTGAACGCTGCACGCGCGCGTCTGCCATTTGACAAAGACGTGCTGCTGAACATCGCTTTCTTCCTCGACAACCAATACGTCGAATGGTCGGCGGAATCAAACTCGCTGCGAGGCATCCCTCGCAAAAAAGGCGAACAGAAACAGCCGCGCCCGGTGGCGAACAAGATCATGCACTTCGTGGTCAAGCAGCACGCCGCCGCGCTCAAGGATCGTCCGCAACCTGACGTGCTGCCCGCCTCCGAAGACCCGATCGACATCTCCCTGGCCTCGGTCGCGGGGGCGTACCTGAAGTGGCTCGGTCAACCTGAGGTCGCCGATATCGACGGCGAGTTGTCGGACGCCGCCCTCTGGGCGCTCGCCGGTGGTGAGGCTTATCTGAAGTGGACGTATGACGCGACCGAGAAACGTCCCGACATCATGAGTTGTTCGCCGTTGGAAATCTACATCGACCCGTACGCGAAACGCTGGCGCTCGGTTCGTTACATCATCCATGAGCAGTACATGGACGTGAAACAGATCAAAGAGATGTACGGGGTCGAAGTACAACCTACGAGCATCTCGAAAACGGACCTTGAGAAAGCTGCACTTCTGCGAGACATGGGCATGGCGCCGGTTCTCGAAGGAGCACTGGTGAACGAGCTTTGGGTGAAACCGGCGACTGACTCACGCTGGCCAGAGGGGTTGTTTGTGGTGTGGAGTGGGAAGGATATTCTCGTTGCTCCTCGTTCTTTCCCCTACGCCCACAAACAACTCCCATTCACCCTCATCGGAGCCATCCCGAGGCCCGGTAGTCCTCATACCACCTGCACGGTGAAATACCTACGTTCACCGCAGATGGAGTTGAACAAATACCACTCGCAGCGAATCCAGGTGCGACAGGCTTTCTCCAACCCGAAGTGGTGGATTCCCGAGGAGTTGGAGCTTGAGGCACCGCCGGACGACAGCGCGAACCAGATCCTACGCGGCAACTCCAACGGCGGACAGTACAAACCCGAAATCCTTCAGCCCAGCGTCTTCCCAGAGAACACCGATGGTACGTGGATCAGGGAAGAGATGATGGACGTGGCGGGCCAGCATCAGGTTAGCAACGGCGAAGTCCCTGGGCGCGTCGAGGCCGCGCAAGCGATCGAGATGCTTCAAAACACCGACGACTCACATCTCGCCGAGCTACGCCGCTCGATCAAGGCCGCGCTCGGCCGTGGCTGTTGGCAGGCGCTCATGCTGCTGAAGCAGTACCGCGATGAAGAGGTCGTGATCCAGACCTACAGCCGCGAGGGGCTACCCGAGGTTCAGCGCTTCATGGCCGAGCAGATCAAACCTGGCGTCCGCATCCGCATCAACATGGGTACCGGCCTCGCCGACAGCCGCGCCGCTCGTATCCAGCAGGCGACCGAACTCTGGCAGCAGGGTATCATCCGCGATCCTGAAGTGATGGCGGAACTGATGGATCTGCCGACCGCCAGCCTCAATCCGTCGAGGATGTATGACGTGCGCGCCGCCCGCGCCGAGAACCTGACGATGGCCCAGAACAAAGGCATCGACGGCAGTGACGGTACGGCGATCAAACCGAACTCCTGGGACAACCACGAACTCCACCTGAAGGAGCACAACAACTACCGGAAAACCGCCGAGTACGAGCAGCTTTCGATGGAGATCAAGCAGAAGTTCGAGTTCCACTGCCAGATGCATGAAGAACTGTGGCTGGCCGAGCTTCACAAGCAGGCAGTCCGCATGGCGGTGGCCCAGGGTGCGAATCCCGGTCAGGAACAGCAAGGTCAGCAGCAACAGCCTGCGACCGAACAGCCGCTCAACGGTGAAGAACCACCACAGGAACCTGAGCGACTTCCGCCTCGGATCATCGAATAACCTGATATACTGCGCACATGGCCAAACCGTACCGACTCGCATCTGAAGGCAATCAGAACCTCAAATCGGTCTCCACCAAAGATTCCAGCCTGAAAGGCTACAGCGTCACCAATGGTGGTACCGAAGTCAGGTTCCTCAAGTTGTATGACAAGGCAGAAGCGCCGGTCCTGGCGGAAGACAAACCTGTTCTTGCCATCGCGGTCCCGCCTGGCACCACGGTAGAACGAGATTTCTCAAGACCATTCCCGTTCTATAAAGGCATCGCACATTCGATCGTCAAAAAACTTGCCGATACCAATGCCGAAGGCGTCACCGCAGCGGAACTTTCTGTAACTCTCTGGTACGACTAAGGGGCGCCGATGTCGATCGGCGATGATACCTATGTGATGCAGGGGGTCCTAAAAGACGCCCTCAAAAAAATCAACCTCAGCACCGACTGGTCCGAAGGCGATCTCCTCGGCACGCGGGTAACCACGCCGCCTGCCGCGCACAAGCTCGACTTCCGCGACGGCTCGCAGACCTCGCCGGTGAAGATCGGTGTCTCGGCATCACTGTCCCGGTTCGACGCCACCACCCGCGCGGAAGTCAATGCGATGGGTCCGGTCGGTACCGATGGCCCGGACGGCGCAACCACTTTCCGTAGTTCGATCAAGGGTCTCGCCGGGTCACAGGTACAGATCGTCGCCGGGTCGTTCATGGCATGGCATACCGGCGAATCGAACGGAGGCGAAGCCTCGCCTGATGCCGGAGCGCTCCTCGCGCGAGCGCGCGTCACGAACAACGGTGTCGGTCGGGCGATCCCCCTCTACCTTGAGTCCAGCCGTGAGACGGCGACCAGTGCCGGTCAGCAGGGTCTTGAGATCCGGGTACTGAACAGTTCAGGAGCATCAGACTCATACGTCGCCAATGCGCCGTCGAAATCGATGGGCATATGGATCAACGCCGGGTCTGCCGGGACCGCTGATTCCGCCGCCGCATTCCAGATTGGTAAAGGCTTCTCGCGTCAGTTCGACGTGGGATATGCGGCCAACGAAGGCGCGATCATCAATGCCGCGTTCCGCGACGATTCCTCGGCAAAAAAGTCACTGTTCATCAAGGGATCTCACGAAGAAGGCGCGATCTTCGTTGAAAATGGCGCCGGAGCCATCGTCGCCAACAACAACTTCCTACAGTTCGCAGAGCGCGCCACCCCGAGCGTCGCTCCTGCCGATGGTGCCCGACTTTACATCAAAGACAACGGCTCAGGAAAAACTCAACTCGCGGTCATCTTCGCGACCGGCGCCGAGATCATCCTGGCCACGCAAGCATAGGAGACAGTATGGTAGCGCCACTTCAACTGAAGGTGGAATTGATCGGTTTCGAGCGTGACGACAAAGGTGACATCTCTGCCATCGGCCCGCTGTGGGAGGGAGCATTCCTGCCCTCCGAATTCGGTGACATCGAATCCAAACTCAAATGGACGCTGATGGAGCATGAGGCAGAAATACCGAAGTCCCTGGACTCGGACTGATATACTGCACGCATGGCAGACGTACATGCACTAGCAGTAGACGCCGAGCGAGCCGCCGAGAAGCTGGCAACCGCACTCGGTCAGGAAGGAGCCAGTGAAGAAGTGCTGGCGAACGTGAGTCAATGCGCCGACCTGTTCCGTCAGGTGGTAGAAGCACTCGGTCACGGTCAGGAGGAACAACCTGATCATGAACCGGCGAGTATCGACCAAGCCGCCGCTGAAACGCACAAAGCGATGCAGGCGTCGGCCAGCAAAAGTAAAAACGCATAGGAGGAACCATGAGCGATATCTCAAATGAGAAATCGGCCCCGTGGGACTCGGATCTTGCGGCGGCTTTCGAGGACGAGGCCACCCGCGAGGCAGTCAGTGAGTTCCTGGGCGAGAAAGTACAACCGTACGTGACCAAGATCGAGCAGGAGAGCAAACCGGATCGGGACGCCTCGCTGCTCTGGGAACAGTTCCATGAGGAGCCGGTTGCGACCACCATCCAGGTGATCAAAGAGCTTTACGGCGAGGACAAAGCCGACGCGTTCGCTGCGATCCTTCAGGGCGAGTCCGAGGAGAATCAGCCGTCGTCCGAGGACGTGACCAAAACCGAGGAGAACGCACCGGAGGACAAATCGGTCGAGTTCGACCAGCTTCCGCCCGAGGTTCAGGAGTTGATCCAGAACCAGCGGCTTGAGGAGTCGAGAAAAGCCTACTACGGCGAAATCGACCGCATCAAAGAGGAGCACAAAGACGAGCTTCCGAAAGACGAGGAGGGCAATCCTCGACTCGATGCCGACACGTTCCATCCGTTCGTGGTCGCGGCAGAGGGCGACTTCGATGAGGCGTACAAAGGCTTCCAGAACTGGATCACGGCCGCGCGGAAAGCCGCCGGGATCGCGACCGAGGAGACCAGCACCGAAGGAAATGAGCCGCCTCCGACGATCGACTCCAAGGCTCGGGACGCGAGTACCACCGTGCCGACCAAAAAAGAGCATCCGACGTTCGAGGACGCTATGGACGAGATGTTCGAGGAATTGAAAGCCCCGCCTCCTACCGTGGGGGCCGTCTAGCGGAAGGGAGGTGAATCATGGCTGGAACCGTAAAAGTCGTCAGTGCAGCCCCATATGTCGAGGGTAAAGACTGGGTTGCGCTGGTCGAATGGACTGGTCCTGCATCGTATACCGCTGGCGGCGAGCCGTTCTCGTTGAAAGAAGCGGGGTTCGGTAAAGAGGCGACGTTCAGATATGCGATCACGTGCTTTACGCAGAATCTTTCTGAACAGGGTGTGTATCGTCCTGGCGAGTTCATCTACAACGGTGAAAAAGTCCTTGTCGAAGACACCGTGACCGGAAAAGATCTGGAAGCAGGTAAAAATCTGTCCAAAGTCAAGGCATTGTTCGAGATTCATTGCATCGCTAACTAAGGAGGTATGAATGGCTGATTTCTATGCAGATCCAAATGCCGCCGAGGTAGCGCGGCAGGCCGAGGAGGACGAGGGCCATGAGGAGCTAGCCGCTACTCTGGCACCTGGTGAAACTCTGCCCTGGGTTGCTGCACCACCGAGTGGAGTAGCCGAGGAAAGAGCCATCGAGGCCGAAGGAGGCGAGGAGGCCGAGGAATCGGTCCCCTCCGACGAGGACGCCGAGGGCACCGACTCAGACGTTCCTTCTTCACGCACCGAGGACGCCGAGCAGAAACAGGTTTCTGCCGACAAGCAGGAGTAATCCTTCTCACACCGAGCATCACCGACGACCCGCCTTCGTGCGGGTCGTTTACTTTGTGGTATAATCGCGATAGCTTAGGAGTAACGTTACAGCCGCAGAGCCAAGGACCGAACCCCCTAGCAGCAACCGGAGCGGTACACGTGCAACGAAGACACGCAAGGCCCGGAGGTTGAAAGACAAATCAACTGATGCTGTAATGGAGGTGAAGTAAATGGCAGATACCGCAACTTTCTCTGCGGCTATGAAGACGAAGTTCATCGGCCCGATCCGAGACAACCTTCCGAAAGGTAAGGTGCTTCTGTTCGGCGATTCCGACGCGAATCCGACCCAGTTCAAAGGAATTCTTCCTTCGGCTGAGAACATCGATTTCGTCGGTAACGAGTTCCGTATCCCGCTGAAAGCTGAGCGTAACAACGCTGTAGGCTTCCGGTCGGAGAATGAGACGCTGCCTGCTCCGGGTAACAGTTCCTACACCTACCTTCAGGAGCCGATGCGGTTCACGTATGCTGTGTTCAACATCACGGGCCAGCTTCTTCGGGCTGCCGAGTCCAACGAAGGTGCATTCCGGTCGGCGTTCAAAGCCGAGATGGAAGACACCCTTCTGGCATCCAAGCTGGATGTCAACCGCGCCGCTCACGGCGACGGTTCGGGCAAACTGACCGAAGTTCGTACCAACACGGCTGCGGCCGCGACGGTCGTGCCTGTCAACTCGACCATCAACTTCCGTGGAGGCGAGATCATCGATTTCGTCGCTGCGGCCGGGACGGTCAAATCGGCAGCGCATAAAGTCACCGCCGTCAACCGTTCAGAACGAAAAATCACGATCACCCCGGCGCTGGCTGCTGAAGTCACCGCTGGTACGCACTTCCCCGTGCGCGCCAGTTCCGACTCCACCACGTCCGTCGCCAACAACTCCCAGAACAAGGAGATCCAGGGGTTGGAAAGCATCGTGGCTGCCACCGGAACGCTACATGGCCTTAACCCGACCACGTACTCCTGGTGGAAATCGTTCGTCAACACCGAAGGTGGGGCGATCGGGGATGACATCCTCCATCTCGCCAAGGACGAAGTTGGATTCGAGCAGGGCATCGACGTTGACAATGGCCTGGACTTCGCGCTGGTCACCACGCGCGGTCTGCGTCGGCGTTACGCCAGCACCCTGACCTCGGTAAAGCGATTCAACGATGCGGAAAGCGTCAAGCTGCACGGTGGTTACACCGCGCTGATGTTTGACGAGAATCCGATCTTCGTTGACGACCAGTGTCCTCTGGGCACGGTCTACGGCCTCGCGCTCAATCGCCTGTTCTGGGCGCAGATGAGCGACTGGGACTGGATGGACGAAGATGGTAAGGTTCTCAAGTGGGAGAGCCGAAAGGATCGTTACATCGCGATTCTGTACAAGTATTGCCAGCTTGGCACCACCCATCGTGGTGCGCACTTCAAGCTGACGGGTCTTACCGACGACGTGAAGTAAGTCCTATGCGGTACGGTGGGCGGGTCCGGCGTGGCTCGCCCATCGTGCTATACTTGCTCTCATGAGCAGACTAGACATCCCTGGAAGTGCCGCGCCGAACAACCTTCACTTCGGCGCCGACGTGCGCGCGACGATCGTGGAGGGTGATCTTTACGACATCTGCACGCGACTGGAAGAGATCGACCCGACCTTGTTCATCGTCGCTTTGGAAAGTCCAGACGGTAAGAGTTTCGCGATCATGGAGCATTGCGCCGATGGCTGGGACCGACTGATCTGGCGGGTCGAGGAGCTTGACGCCCGTGTGATCAAGAAAGCCCAATACCTCAAAGGAGTCCCGTTTGAGAAGCGCATCGAGGAGGCTGAAAAAGTCGAGGCCAGGATGCAGGCCGAACTGGACGAGGAACAATTCGAGGAGTTCTATCAGCGCGTCGGAGCGCCTATGCGTAGGCAGCTACAGCATGACGGCTTCATCGATCCCGTCAACGACTCCATCTATCCGATCATCAGTAGGCGCTAGTGGCAACTACGGGCGCACAAGTGATGGAACGTGTGCAGGCTCTCGGCTACGGGAACGATACCGAAGCTGCGCAATTGCTGATGCTCAATCAGGTGATCCGCCGGGTCACCAACGCCCGCCGGTGGACCTTCCTCCTCAACACGATCACCAACAAAGTCACCGCCGCCGGAACCGAAACGGTGGCACTGGATGCTGCGATCGCCGACACCATCCGGGTCGATGGTGTGGAAGCAACGCAACCTGGTGGCGAACCATTTGAACTGGAATACATCGAACCGCCGCTGATCCGACAGTACATCCACGACAACAGCGCCACCGGGCAACCGCTCTACTGGTCGCGGATCGGCCAGAATCTTTTGTTCTATCCTATCCCTGATGCGGCCTACAAACTGAAGATCTACACGGTCGCCAATGCCGTCAACCTGACGAGCAAAGCCGAAAACGTCCCGATTCCTGACTCGCACATCGACATCCTGGTATACGGGATGATCATGCAGTTGTCGTACCGTGAGCGAGATTGGGATGGTCACAACTTCGCCCGACAGATGTACGCTGAACTGTTCACCGAGATGCTGGCCCAGTACGGGATGAAACAACGCGGTCAATCGACTCACGTGACTTCATCCGGCTCCTGGGAGCAATACGACATCGAAGACGCATGGCCAATCTCAGTAATCTCCTGATCAAACCACCATATCTGGGATTGAACACCGTCGCGCCGCCGGGAGAGTGTCCTCCTGGCACCGCGCCATTGGTGAACAACTTCCTCACCGGGTTCCCCGACAAACTGATCACCCGTGGGCCGATCTGGGTCGGTGGATTCATCGAATCTGAAACGCTCAAAAAGCCATTCGTGATGGGAGTATGGACGAAAGGCGAAAAGACGTTGGTCGGCTACACTGCGGCACCGGCATCCGAATTGGCGGTCGGCAAAGAACAGATTCCGTGGTGGCAGGCTCAGTACGCTTTCGGAAGTAGTTCAGAACGTGAACTCAAAGGCGAAGGTAACCGTAACTATAACATCAGAAGTAACACGTCGGAAGCAAAAACCGGGACCGCTGAAACCTCGATCGCCGGTCGAGGCGCCACCGTAGAAAACTACATCTATGGCTTTGCTTCGTGGAACGCTGAAAATGAAACGGTTCGTGGATATCGCCGCCCGAAGACCAAGCTTCTCAAATGGGACGGTACCATCGGCAATGCACTGGCCGAAGTCACGGAAGCGCCGCGTGGCGGAATGGCGGTCAAGTCCCATCTGAATCGCCTTTGGGTGTTCAATTGCCAGATCGGCGCCGGTCAGACCTACTGGCAGCCATCGGCGAAAACCGTCAACACGTCAAAAGAAATCGAAGGAACGATTCTCTCCGCCCACGAAGCTTCGATCTTCGGTGGCATCCAGGTCGGGATGGAAGTCACCGGCGCGGGAATCCCTGCCGAAACCAAGGTCGTACGATCGTGGATGACGTTCCCCGGCGGCACGACCACGTTGTGGCACATCGAACTCAACAAAGCGGCGACCGCGACCGCGACCGTCACGGTGACCGTCAAGTATGCCGGGGTGATCGAACCGAACCTGCTCACCTGGTCGATCAACGGCGGTCCCGTGAACGGCAAAGCATCCGACTGGCAGGACGAGTCAAGCGGACTGATAAACAAGATCCTCGTCGCCAACGAAGAGGGAGGAAACGATTTCGGCGTGGCGATGGCAGAGGTCGGTCGTAACCTGATCTTGTTCAAGCGACATTCGATCTGGCAGTTGGTCGGTGAATCTCCCGAAACGTTCACCGTGCAGAACATCACCCGCGAGCGCGGGTGCATAGATCCCTGGTCGGTGTGTGAGGTCGATCAGGGTGTCTATTTCCTCAGCCAGAATGGTGTCGAGTTCTTCGATGGTAGTGAATTCCATGATGTCGATGCGCCGGTCGAAAACATCACCAAAACGCTGGGGAACTTCCTTTGTGGAGATGATGGTGAACGAACTTCGGACATCGGTCGTTGTACGATCTCCTACCTCGGTAACAATTACCTGATCGTTTCGTTCACCGCAGTAAATCCACGGACCAGGGTACAACGAACCAGTACCGAACCACAGTGGACGGCATTGTACAACATCAGCACCGGCACGTGGTCTACGCTTACGTCTGGTGGTTGCACTCCATTCCAGGTGACTTTCCGCGCCAACGGGATCACCTACGGCATCGATCAGGCTCATATCTACTCGTTGGGGAAACTCACCGACCCACAGCTTGCCGAACTCGATAACGTCAAACAGCTTGACATCGAAGCTAATCTGATCACCTTCTCGAAGGAATGGCAGATTCCGGCGAAGTACATCACCGATCGTATCGATCTTGCGTCACCGCCGCACAAGATTCAGTTTCATCGGGTCTATCAGGATTACCGTTTCCCGGCCGAGACCAACGATGCCGCCGAAACCGAAACCGCGTGGAAAATCAAGCTCACCGGGCCGTCCAGCAGCGAAACGTACTACGAAAAGACGTTGCCGACGCAAGGCAAGATCAGTTACTTCGATGCTCTGTTCGGCCCTGGCCTCGGGGCCACCGGATTCATGAGCGGCCGTCGATGGAACGATGAATTCTTCGCCGAGGGGATCGACGTTCGCGTCACCGTGACGAACTCTCGGAGCGGCGCCTTCTTTGAATATCCCAACGGGGTCGATCCAGGCCGTACCGAGGTCTATGCCACGGGCATCGAGTATCAGGTGACCGGGCAGCGGCATAAGGTATAATCCATACGTGGCTCTGCACCCTGACAAGATCATCGCGCTCAGTAGGATCGCCAATGGTGCCAGCCCTACCGCGCGAGAGCCGGTACCGGCAGAAACCATCGAGAACCGAGCGGTCAACGCTGCTCGTACGCGAAATGAAACTGCCCTCCCGAAAGAGCCTGGCAGCATCGAATCCTTGGCCTATGATCTTCGCGACACCCACTGGGCCAACCATCTCGCCCGCCTGAAAAAGCGGGCAAAAGCCGTCGAAACGCAGCCTCGGAAAACCCCACAGGCTCCGCAGATCGTCTTCCAGCTTCCTGGGGGGATGACGAATGGCCAATAAAGTCGGGAACAACAAACCCGCCAGCGGGAACAAAGTCGGTAACAACCAGCCCGCGAAGAATCCGCCGAAGAATGGAGTCGGGAACAACAAACCTGTCACCAAGCCCCAGCCTACCGGGAGTGGGAACAACCGCGCCAATGAGTACACCGAAACCGTCATTCCGGGTGTCGAAAACAAACCTGTCGCGCCGTTCCTGACCCAGCAGGACATCGAAGAATACGCCGAAGCCCGTGAACAGTACGAAATGGGCCTCAAAGAACTAGATGAGAACTACGAATCCCAGAAACACAACAACGAAGGCGAAGAAGTAGAAATCGAGAAAGGCCGCATCGGTGGTAAGGCCCGTGAGAACTGGGACGCCGCCGGTCGTGGACTGTTCAACTCTTCGATCCGTGACGCCGACCTGGCAGACATCGACGCGACCGCCGAGATCAAAAAGAAATTCCTCAGCGACCAGCTTACGTCACTGGCTCTCTACAACGAGGGTCAGAAGACGGCGATGGGCAACAAATGGCATCGATACGAAGAAGCGCTTCACCGTAAAGAAGTTCAGAACGCCGAAGAAGTTGATGCTACCATGCCTAAATGGCAAGTGGAACCGAGCGTACAGAAAACGCCGATAAAAAACAACGTGGCCACGCCGACCCCGAAGCAGAACAAGCCTTTCAAGGTCAACGAACCGATCGGGTTCAATCCAGGTCACCAGACTTCCAAGAACGGGGGGATCACCGCTCCGCCACCGAATCCATCGGTATCGCCGGGTAAGAAAGCGAACCCGAACCACGTGGCAGTAGCAAACAACGCTATCGCGGGTAGATTGTATGGCTAAGCAGACGCAATTCCAGCAGAACCACGGAGGCCGCTCCCGGTCTGAACAGCGCGATCTCGAAACCAAGCGCGCCGCCAACCACTCGCCCGCGATCGAACGGAAACGTGCCGAAAACGCGTGGCACACCAACCCGCTCGCGCCGATCCCGGCGAAAGTCCTGCGCAACCAGGCCGCATCACTCATGCGGACGCTCTACAAACCAGGATTTGAACAGCTTTCCAACGAAGAAAAACGTGTCAACTCGATCAGCGAAAAGCGCAAAGCTGACAACTCCTACTATCTGAACTGGCTGACGAAGCAGTCCGAACTGCTCGGCGCTCACGATGAAGCCGCCCGCCAGCAGGTACTAGCCGCCGGTCAACAGGCCCAGTCCGAAGTGGCGAAAGGCTGGGAAGATCTTCATAGTCAATTGATGCAGGGTGCGTCCCAGGAAGCTGGGACGGTCAGCAACCCGGAAGAAAACGCCGCCACGGCCACCGCTCTGCTTGCGGGCGCGAACAAATCCTCGGGTGACATCTCCGAGCAGCGTAACTCGACCGCCGACCAACTCGGGACGCTTCAGACCGGAGCCGCCCTCGGTTCTGCCGAGAACTTTGCCCAGATCGCCGCGCAGGAAGCAAAACGTAAGTCCGATCAGAACGAAGCGCTTACCGGCGTGCGTAACTCACGCACGCAGCTACGCGGAGAACGCGCAGGAGAAGCCGCGAAATTCTACCAGCAGTCGCTCGACAAAGAGATCGAAAAGGCTCAGGCCCGCGCGAGCATCGCCGCCAGCGAAGCCACTGCCGCGATCGAAGCCAAACGATTCGGGCTCGACGTGTCGAAGGCGAAACGCGAAGGTGAAGAATTCAACTTTGAACGGCAGAACAAGAATCGCAAGTTCGGCCTCGAAACCAAAGAACAAGAATGGAAAGAACTCACCGGCAAACAGAAGCAGCAGATCGAAGAAGGTAAGCTGACCGTCGCTGAAGCGGAAGAGCAGAACAAACGTAAACACCTTGAACATGAAGGTCAGCGGACGCCTGCCGAAAAAGCCAAGTCGCATGAAAAACAGCGGGCGAAGAATCAGCAGATCAACGCCAACATCGAGACGACCGTGCAGACGCTTCACCAGTCGCCGAAACTGCGTCAGTTGGTGACGACCAACCCTGCCAAGGTGAAGGAAATCCTCCACAACAAGTACGGATACAATCCGCTCGCGATCCAGGTCGCAGTTGAACTATACTTGGGTCATGAAATTTCACAGTCTACCCGACGCGCCCTGGAATCGGTGGGGTACAACGGCAAGTACGTATAGGGGGTGAGTCATGCCCCGCTCCGTAGGAGACAAGGGACCTACCGGCGGCGAAGCGGAAGGCCGTCGTAAGAAGCTGCCTGAAGCAGATTTCTCCCCCAACGTCAAGCCGCCTCCTCCGCGCACGGTAGGCAACCCCAAGGCTGCCGAAGAATACGCGGAACAGTCCACCGTTGCCACGGTCAGCCCGAGCGGCGAAGTCACCGCTGGTCCGGCGGCAGGTCCGACCAAGGCCGACAAGCGCCGTGCGATCAGGAAGCAGCACAAATCTGAACAACGCGTCACGCGGATTGAGAAAGCACTCGAATTCGTCCGCAACCGCCGCGCCAAATCGTACGAAGAAGATCGCTTCGGCGATATCGTCAGCAAATTCTTCGACCGCGAACCTGATGGCTCGGTCAAGACCCATCCTGTCTCGGTG